CATTTATTGATACAATTAGTTCGTAGGAGGAATTATGACGGCAATAGTAAATGGAATCCAATACATCGGAGGCGGAACAGCTCCTGATGAATTTATAAAAAATCAAGCGTCAACAATTGACGGAACTCAAACAATAGATAGTGCAGTTCTTGCAGGTCCTATTACAGTTCCTGCAACTATAACAGTAACAGGGACTCTAGTAATAGTATAATGTCAAAGATAGAAGTAAACACAGTTGATGCACAATGTGGCAGTACAATTACTGTAGGATCATCAGGTAAAAATGTAAAAATTGAAGGGAATGATATTCGTTCAAATGATTACAAAGCATCTGACGGTGGTAACATAATTAATCAAAGTGGAACTTCAATTACAATTGGTGCTTCAGGTGATACAATTAATTTAGCAAGCGGTGCATCTCAATCAGGTTTTGGTAGAACAGGAACTGTAGACTGGGATACGACTGCAAAAACAGCTGGATTTACAGGTGTAAGTGGTAACGGATATTTTATAAATACAACATCAAATCCAATTACAGTTAATCTTCCAGCATCACCAAGTGCTGGAGATATTATGGCTGTAAAAGATTATACAGGAACAGCTGGAACTAACGCTATTACGGTAGGAAGAAACAGCTCTAATATAAGAGGATCAGCATCTAATTACTCAATTGCAAAAGATAATGCTGGTGCAACTTTTATTTTTGTAGATGGAACAGAAGGTTGGCAAGCTTTTAATGATGGGTCTGATGCAGATGTTACAAACCTTTTTCTTTCAGCATCGGGTGGTACAGAAACAAATTCCCCTTGTGGTAATTACAAAATTCATACATTTACATCACCCGGAACTTTTACAGTAAATAGTTTAACTTGTTGTGCTGCTAGAGATAAAGTTGATTATATAGTTGTCGCTGGCGGAGCAGGAGGTGGTTCTTCTTGTGCTGCTGGGGGTGGTGGAGCTGGTGGTTTTAGAGAATCACATTGTTCTAGTATTTCAGGTACTTACACAGCTAGTCCTTTAGCAACAACTAGTTCATTACCAGTTGGAGTTCAAGGATATTCCGTAACGATAGGAGCTGGTGGAGCTGGTGGTAGTTGTAGTGTTACTTCGAATCCAGGTAATAATGGTACTAATTCAGGTTTTTCAACAATTACTTCAGCTGGTGGTGGAGCTGGTGGCGCAAATCCATCAAATGCTAGTTCAGGAGGCTCTGGTGGTGGAGGGGCTCACAATAGTGGAACGGGAGGAACAGGAAATAGTCCTTCTCAAAGTCCTCCTCAAGGTAACAATGGTGAAAACGCAGCAACTCCTTCTGGAACAACTACAGATGATGCCGGTGGTGGTGGAGGTGGAGCTATCGAAGCTGGAGGTACTGATCTTGCAGCTGAAGGTGGTGATGGTGCTCCAACAGAAATAAATGGATCTGCTACATTTTTTGCTGGTGGCGGTGGTGGTGGTACAAGAAATATTCCAGGAACACAAAATCCAGTAAATAGAGCTGGTGGAGCTGGAGGTGGTGGTCAAGGAGGTGGAAGTCCTTCTTATCCTAGACCTACTGCTGCGGCTGCTGGAACTTCTGGAACTGCTAATACAGGTGGCGGTGGTGGAGGTGGCACAAGATCTTCTCCAAATTCTCCAAGTCCTAGTCCAGTTGGTGCTGGTGGAACTGGAGGATCAGGTATAGTAATAATAAGGTATAAATTTCAATAATTATGACAAGTAAAATAAAAGTAGATAATATAAATAAAGTTTCAGATGATTCAAACATCATCAAAAAATGTGGCACGACAATTACATTAGGTGCAAGTGGCGATAGTATTGCTTTAGCATCAGGTGCAAGTCAAACAGGTTTCGGAAGAAATGGATCTGTCAATTGGCAGACAACAATTAAGACAGGTGATTTTACAGCCGTATCAGGTGAAGGTTATTTTGTTAATACAACTTCAGGGGAAATTGACGTAACACTACCATCATCACCTTCAGTAGGTGATATTGTAGCTGTTTCAGATTATGCAAAAACTTTTGATACAAATAATTGCATTATGTTAAGAAATAGTTCTAACATAGAAGGAGCTGCATCAAATTTAACTTTAGATGCACAAGGTCTTGCAATGACATTTGTTTATGCTGATGCAACTAAAGGTTGGAAAGTTGTAGGTGCAGGTAGAGAAGCAGACTCAACCGCAGCTACTTTTTTAACAGCAACAGGTGGTAATTCTGTTACAACTTGTGGTGATTGCAAAATTCATACTTTTACAGGACCTGGAACTTTTACAGTTAGTTCTGTTTCATCAACAGCAGCAGAAAATTTAGTAAGTTATTTAATAGTAGGTGGTGGTGGATCAGGTGGTGCTGGCTGCGCTGGTGCTGGAGCAGGAGCCGGTGGGTTTAGAGAAGTTAAATCTCCAGTAACTCCTTATTCAGCGAGTCCTTTATGCGGACACGGAACTCCAGGTAATAGAGTTACGGTTACAGCACAAGCTTATCCAATAGTAGTAGGAGCCGGTGGAGCAGGAACACCTCCATTTAATATGTATCCATCAGTACCTGCGGCTACTGTTCCAGAAAATCCTGGAGTAGCTTCAAGTTTTGGAGGTATTTCTTCAGCGGGTGGTGGTTATGGTGGAGGAACTGGTTCAGTTGCTGGTGGTCCCGGTGGTTCAGGTGGTGGTGGAGGTCATAATGCTGGCGCTGCAGGATCAGGAAATACACCTCCTGTAACTCCGCCTCAAGGTAAAGATGGTAGAGCTTCTTCACCTGCAACTGGTCCAGCTCCAAGTGATTCTGCCGGTGGTGGTGGAGGCGCAACAGCAATTGCACAAGCAGCTCCTTCAGGTCACGCTGGCGGAGACGGTGCAGCAACAGGTATTACAGGATCATCAGTAACTTATGCTGGTGGCGGTGGTGGATCAAATAGATGTGGTGGATGTGCATCAGATACTTCTGGTGGACCAGGTGGTGGAGGAAGAGGTGGATTTGGATCTAGACCTACTCCTGTGGATAATGGAGAAGGTAAAGATGGTACAGCTAACACTGGCGGAGGCGGAGGTGGTGGTAAAGCCCTTTCACCTGCACCAGTTTGTAGACCACAGGGTGGAGCTGGATCTGGTGGTAGCGGAATTGTGGTTATAAGGTATAAATTTAAATAGGTAAATTATGAGTGAAATAAAAGTAAATAAAATTAGTCCAAGAACAAATTGTGGTACAACGCAATTAGGAGATAGTGGAGACACTATTAGTATTCCTGCGGGTGTAACAATTTCAAACTCTGGAACAGCAGCAGGATTTGGTTCTACAGGTGAAGTATCTTGGAGCACAACAAAAATTACAGCAGATCCAGGACCAGCAGCAACAGGTGTTGGATATTTTACAGATACGTCTGGAGGAGCATTTAATTTAACTTTACCTGCATCACCAAGCGCAGGAAATGTAATAGCTGTTGCAGATTATGCAAATACTTGGGACACTAACGCTCTTACAATTTTAAGAAATGGATCTAATATAGAAGGTGCAGCATCTAATTTTCAATGTAATCAAGAAGGTGCAGCTATAACTTTTGTTTTTGTAGACGCTACTAAAGGTTGGGTTGTAACTAATTCTGGAAATAGCTCACAGGCATTTGTTAATCCTTATGTAATAGGTTCAGGTGGAACAACAACTGATGTAGGTGATTTTAGATATCACACATTTACAGGGCCAGGAACTTTTACAGTTTCAGATGCTGGAAGTCCAACTGGAGGTACTACTTTAACTTATTTAGTTGTAGGTGGAGGTGCTTCTGGAGGTAACCGAAGAGCTGGAGGTGGTGGCGCAGGTGGTTTAAGAATTAAAAGTTGTGAAACAGCTGCAGTGGGAGCTTATCCAGTTACTGTTGGAGCTGGTGGAGCTGGTAGAGTTGGTCCAGATTGTGGTGGAGATTTAGATGGTAATAGTGGTAGTAATTCAAGTTTTTCAACTATAATTTCTAATGGTGGTGGTGGCGGTGGAGGAGCCAACAGAGGTGCTTTGAATGGTGCAAGTGGTGGTGGCGGTGGATCAGAATTCCCTAGTGGAACTATTTGTGGTGGTACAGGTAATACACCTCCTACAAGTCCTGCCCAAGGAAACAATGGTGGTAATGGAACTGGAAATGGTGCAGTTTTTTCCGGTGGTGGTGGCGGTGGATCTGGTGGTGTTGGTGGTAATGGATCAAGTAGTGGTGGTGGCGCAGGTGGTAATGGAACAGATGTAACTCCTAATTTTCCAGCTCCAGTAGGACCTGGAAGTGCAGCAGGAACTTTTGCTGGTGGTGGAGGCGGTGGTTCTCAAGGTAATCCGGGTGGTGCTGGTGGTCCAGGTGGAGGAACTGCAGGTACTGCAAATCCTTCTACTCCAGAAGCCCCTGGTTCAACAGCAGGAGCGGCTAATACTGGCGGTGGATCTGGTGGTCTAGGAAGTCCAGCTGGAAGTAATACTTCAGGTGCAGGAGGATCTGGAATTGTTATTATTAAATACAAGTTTCAAAATTAATATGTATTTACTAACATTTAAAATTAAGATATAAGGAGAATAATTATGGCACATTTCGCAAAACTAGGAGCAAACAGTAAAGTTATTCAAGTATTAACACTTGATAACAAAGATATGCTTAACGCTGATGGTGTTGAAGATGAATTAGTAGGTCAACAGTATTTAGAATTACACAATAATTGGCCTGCACAAATGTGGATTCAAACTTCTTACAACACATCTAGCAATCAACATAAACTTGGTGGAACACCTTTAAGAGGTAACTACGCAGGTATAGGTTATACTTGGGATGAAGATGATCAAATTTTCTGGCCTAAAAAACCTTATGCATCTTGGGTAAAAAATACTACAACTGCTAATTGGGCTTCACCAATCGGTGATGCTCCTGCATTAACAGCTGAACAAACTTCACAAAATGAAGCAGATACTCACAGATGGTATTATGAATGGAATGAAGCTAATCAATCTTGGGACTTGACAGACAGCAAAGCATAAATTAAAAATGGTGGTGGTATGCAAAAGAAAGTATTAACAGAGCAAGCTCTATATTACGGCGATGTGACAATGCCTAAAGATTGGGACATTGACCGAGATAAATTATCAGGTGATATTTTACAATCAGTAATTCAAAACAAAGATTTTCCATTTTCAAGAACTTGGGATATGTTGAATACTTATATGCGAGATCACATTGGTCTTGAATATGGTATAAGTTTAATTAATAAAGAAACGTGGGGGAATATTTATAAACCTGCAGAGACTACAATTCCTTTATTAAATATAGATCCAGTAGATCTACGAAACTCACCAGACTTTACATTACTCTATGGTGTAAAAGTTAAAAATTGTATGGTTAGAATACATTATGAAGATAACAGACGTAAAGGTAGAAGTTGGGATATACCACTTACTAATAATCAATTTATAATGTTTCCATCAACTAATATGTATTACCTAACTAATAATCAAAAAGATTCATTAAACTTTGTTCAAACTATAACTTATGAATATATATAAAAATTTTTTAGACAAAAAAGATTTTAAAAATTTAAAAGATAAAATAATGGGAGAATATATGCCTTGGTATTTTAACGAGGGTGTAAATAAAGCTACCGACAAAAACTTTCAATTTGTTTTTACCTTTATAAATAATGGAGAAATTAATTGTTCACAAGAAATGATGAATATTTTAAAACCTATTTTACATAAAATAAAATATAAAAAACTAAATAGGATAAAAGCAAATTTATTAACTCAAGATAATAATATTACTGAACACGGAATGCACACTGATCAGGATAAAGGAACTACAGGAATTTTTTATATTAATGACTGTAATGGTTATACTAAATTTAAAACTGGTAAAAAAATTAAAAATGAAGAAAATAAATATGTTGAATTTAATTCAATTTTAGAACACACAGGTTCTACTTGCACAGACAAAATGAGAAGAGTTGTAATAAATTTTAATTATATATGAATATAACTAATTATTATTGGTATTTTAGTAGTGTATTAACACCTAAATTTTGTGATGATGTAATAGCTTATGCAAATTCACAAGAAGAAGTTATGGCTAGAACAGGTGGCTATGGTGATAAAAAATTAAACAAACAAGAAGTAAAAGATTTAAAAAGAAAAAGAAACTCTGATTTAGTTTGGCTTAATGATGCTTGGATATATAAAGAATTACATCCATATGTTCATATGGCTAATAAAAATGCAGGTTGGAACTTTGATTGGGAAAGATCAGAATCGTGTCAATTTACAAAATACAAACACAATCAATATTATGATTGGCATTGTGATAGTTGGGATAAACCCTATGATCGAAAAGATCCTAATAATCCAGAGCACGGCAGAATTCGAAAACTATCTATGACTTGTCAGTTAACAGATGGTTCAGAATACACAGGTGGTGAGTTAGAATTTGATTTTAGAAACTATGATCCACATATGAGAGATGAAAGTCAACATTTGAGAAGAGCAAAAGAAATATTACCTAAAGGAAGTATTATTGTTTTTCCTTCATTTGTTTGGCATAGAGTTAAACCAGTAACCGCTGGCACAAGATATAGTCTTGTTGTTTGGCATTTAGGAAGGCCTTTTAAATAATGTTTATAAATAGTTATTTTCCAACTGTAATATGGAGTGAGGAAAAATTAGAGTTTGTTAAATCGTTAAACAAAGCATCTAATAAATATATTAAAGATGCAAGAAATAGAGAAAAAAAATTTATAAAAAAATACGGTGATTTTGGAAGATCATATCATTCAACACCACTTACAGCTGACAATGATTTTTTAGATTTTAGAAATTACATTGGTCAAAAGTCTTGGGAATATTTAGATCATCAAGGTTATGATATGTCACAATACACAACTATGTTTAGTGAGATG